ATGGAAGAAACAACAAACATAAGGCAACAAATTAATGATAAGCAAGCATTTATCAAGTCAATCATTAAGTTGAGCAATGGCATCAAATACAATAAATCATATGAGATTGTTGAAGTAGATGATTATATTGATGGTCATGTTGCTTACAAATACCACAAGATAGTAAGAGAGCCGATTGTTAATAGTTCGATAGAGTATATTGCTGTTAGGGTTAGGTCAATCAAAGAGGTTAACGCTAGGTATGCCTATACTTTGCATCTAAGCAAGCTAAACGAATATAAATCATTATATGAGGAATCTAGGTTGACTGAGGTTGTCCATTCAAACCTAATGGCAATTGGTCAAGCATATGATGTATATGAGTTTGATAAGGTTGAAATGGACATGTTCCCACGCTATGACGAGGAATTAGACTACTGTTTAAGTGAAATTAAATCAGTTTTACCAAAAATCAAAGTCGAGCGAATAAGGCTACTTGCAGAAGCAGATAATGCTATTACAAGAGTGCTAAATGATATTTTACCTTTGGTTGATTTAGCTAAGAGCGACAAAGAGATTGTTACGTTTATTAATAAAGCTTTATTAAATCGCACACCAAGAGAGCTAAATAAAGAAAATGGCACAAGGTTCATCAATCGTAAGGGCAAAAGCTATTATGTAAGCAAAGACAAGATGAAGCTAAAACGTAATCAGTTTATCGCTCAAAAGGTGCTGGAAATCGACTTCTTAAATTTGAATAAACATCAAAAGGAATTTGCTGAAAGATTGTTGCTAGAGGTGCAAGCTGAGTTTGACAATGGATTGACCGATAATTTTATCTTTGATGAAGATGGTTATATTAGTGGTATCAATAAGCGTCATTTTGCTGAAAGAATGGAACTCAAAGAGAGCAACTTCAAAAATACATTAGCGAGAATACAGGCAAAATATCAAGATTACAAGAATTGATATTTTGTTCAAAAAAATGAGTAACACTTTTTGTGTATATAATGTTGTTGTGAGGGCAGTACGAAATATTGCTCTCACCAAAATTAAAATCATTTTTATGCTCAGGTCTTACTAGTACCTGAGCGTAATTCCATTAGATATTGTCTAAGCTTACTTTTATTTGAGCGTAATTGTTTTGCTATTGATTAGGCGATACAAGATGGGGCTACTTAATTGTAGTCCTTTTTTTATTGAGTTTTATTCAACTTTTTAACTGAGCGTGGTCATTTCTTCTGTATAAATGTATGAACGCTCAGGACACCACCTGTAAAGCCCGATTAGCGCCTATGAGCTGTTTTGATGATTCACTTGAAGATTTATGAGTGATGCAATCCAAACACGACACAGAACGTTCTGAGAGCTTGTACAGGATGGTGAAATATTAAGCCATGAGCAATCTGCTTATAGGCTTTTTTGGTCTGTAGAAATACGGAAAATATCTAATCAGAAGGAGATTTATTAATGGAAAACTTACAAACAGCAGAAGTAACTGAAATGGAATCTATTGAGGTTGCTGACACAAACGAAGCACCTCTGCAGGAGCAACAGGGTAATCCATTGGAGCAAGAAAGGCAGGAGCTACTAGAAGAGATTGAACGCTTAGAGCAAGAGAAAGTTCAATATGAAAATCTAAGATTACAGTTACAGCTTGAAGAACGAGGGTTTGGATATGCGAAGGAATTTGTAGAGCAATTTGGCTTTGCTAAAACACCAGCAGAAAAAGTTGATGCATTAGCACAATTAATTAATGAGGTAAAACTTGATATTGGCTTCAAACCAAAAGAAGTTGCTAAGCAAGATGATTATACAGCTCACAAGCAAAATGGTGACGCCAAAGGCATGATTGCAAGCAAGTTCTCAAAGTTATTTAAGTAAAACAAAACAAACAGGAAGAAGGAATATTTTTATGTTTAAATCACAATCATTCACAGAATCAGAACGCATTTCATTAGCGAACGAAATCGCAGTTATTGGAGTTCAAGCAACACCTTTTACATCTTTACTGATGGCTAAAGGAAATATTGAAAAAGCTCTTAGCACAGTCTACACATGGAGAGAAAAGTCACTTTCAAACGATGATGATATTTCAGCAGTTGAAGGAGCAGAAACAACAGTTTTCTATGAATCAGCTAGAGCAGAGCTAAACAACATTCTTGAGATTTTCAAGAAAGGTGTACAAGTATCAGGCACAGCAGAAGCAATGCAATCAACTCAGTTCTCAGTGGAAGTTGCTGACCGTTTGCTTGAGCTTAAAGTGAACATGGAGAAGAAATTTATCAATGGTCTTAAAGCTGATGGTTCAAAAACACCTTTCAAACGCCAACTATCAGGTTTAGTTGAAATGGCTGATGCTACTAATGCTGTAACAGCTACAATTGATGAAGCAGCGATTAAGCAAATTATGCGTAATCTTTGGGGTCAAAATCTAGCAGAAGGTCAAGTGTACGCTTTTGTGAACGCAGATATTAAAGAAGAAATTGATGCAATCTACAAGGGCAACTACTCATACAACCATGTGACAACTTCATTTGGTCTACTAGTAGATGAAATCAATACTAACTATGGCTCAGTTAAATTTGTTTTATCTAAGCATGTACCTGCTGACAAAGTGGTGTTCTTCAATGACGCTTATGTTGATTTAGCTTATTTACGTGAACCACATTTTTAACCACTTGCAAAAACAGGTGATTCAGTTAAAGGTCAAATTGTTGCAGAAGCTACTTTAAAAGTGGGTTCTAAAAAAGCAGTAGCAGTTTTAACAAAGATTTAATCCAATGGCACTCTCAATTATGGGAGTGCCTTTTTAAATTCATTTCATGAAAATTTTTAACTGAGGAAAGGAAGTAAGACCATGACACAAACAGAATTATTCTTAATGCGTAGACAAAAGGGCATTAAGTTGAATCAAATTGCCAAGTCCATTGGTTGCTCAATCGCTCTACTATCAAAATATGAGCATAACAAGGTAGCAATGGATGCAAGCAAAGTGAACCAATACAAAGACTATATCCTAAATAACTAGCGCACAATGGAGCAGAACAGCAAAGAATAGAAAAGGAGCTTTACATATGAAACAGTTAACTGAACAAGATTTCTTCTTTTGTTTCACAAAGAAACTTTCGATCTTTTTGAAATCAGAAGGAATCCCATACATTATTAAAGCTAAAAGCATTAAGGACAATGCGATTTATACAGTCTATCAAAAAACTGATGAACTACAGCGAGCTTTAGACAAATACAAGGAAATCAACTAGGAAGTTGCCAAGTAGGTGACTTCTTTTTTTATACAAAAATACAATCACACAGGAGTTTTTAACGAATGGAAAATTTTACTTATATTCAAATTAACAATCTACTAATAGATGAAAGAACTGAGTTTCATCTTACGTCAGAGGAAATATATGTTTACTCACTACTCTCAACGAGCAGAAACCTTAGAGGTCAAATATTTACAACACCATCGACTATACATGATATGGGACATATCAAGTTAGCAAGTAGCCAAAAGCGAGCAGTTTTAAATATTAAGAATACGCTTATCTCATTAAGAGATAAAAAGGTTATCAGATTTACAAATGCAGATGGTGAGCTTACAAATGCTTTCAAAGCAAATGATACTTTAATAGTTGAGCTATCAGAATTTGACACTAAGTATTTCACTCAACTTGATTTTGAGGTTTTTGATGAAATCAAAGATATTCGCCATTTACATGTGTATCTTGCTGTTTTTAAGTGGGCTAACAGTGGTGATGGCACATTTGGTTGCTCTAAGTCACGTTGGGCAAACATTTTAAAATGCTCAGAATCAACAGCTTTTAAAGCAGTCAACGAAGCTGTTGAAGAAGGTCTAATTCACAAGAATATTGGTGACTACAATGACACAGGTAAGCAAAACACTAACCGATATAGAACAACGCCTTTTGAAGATGATGAAATCACAAATCATTCATTCAACAAGAAATATGTTGAAAAAGAAATTGTGGAAGAAACAAGCTTAGAGCATTTTAATGTTGAAGCACTCAAAGAAACAGAACAGCGATTTAATACATTTAAAGATGAAGATGGCAAAGATGTTTTCCCGATTGAACAGGATTATATTGCTTTTTTAGACTTGCAAAAACAAAAGAGGGAAATAGGCTTAACTGACTTTGAGAAAAGAGTTCTTAGAGCAGGGGAAAAGCGCATTAATAAATTGAAAAAACAAAAAGCTTTAATAGATGAAGATGGTGTTGCATTTAAAATTGTTGATAGATACCTTGAGCAAGCAAAACTTGCAATCGAGTGTAGAGATGAATTTAACAGCTAACCACCTACAAAGAAAGGAATGATATTAATGGATATTTACAAGGCACTTGAAGCAGTTCCCTACAAGAAAAGGGAATACTTCAAATGGAAGTTTGATTTATATGTCAATCGCACCGATGAGCTTACAGAAGAAGAACTATGTCAAAAGCTAGATGTTAAAACTTTAAACCACATGAAGAAATGGGAAAAATCAAGCGAGTATTTGACTTTGACTAACCTATACTTAGAATCACGCATAGCAAATGACATGGAGCAGATTTATCAAGTCACAGCAGAAAAAGCTCTCACAGGCGATGAAAAGGCTATTAAGCTTTTATTAGACCTTCAAAAGCAGGTCAGAGCATTTAACAAGGAAGCTAAGTCAACTAAAGTCTATGAGCCATTTGAAAACGATGGTGCTTATGATGAATTGGAGTTGTCTTAAAAATGGTAATTAAAGTTAATAAACTGACCAAAGTTCTGAGTGAATTTCCACTATTCGCTAAGAACTTTATTTTTATTACAGATAACGAAAATGAGGTTATCAAATTTGAAATTAATGAAGCTCAGCAGGAAATTGAAAGCTTGATGCTAGACAATCGCTTTGTGGTGATTGGTAAAGCAAGGCAAGCAGGTATTTCAACTTTTGTGCTTGCTAGAGCATTGTGGCGAGCATTGACAAAGCCCAATGAAAACATTTTGATTGTTTCCTATAAAGGTGATTCAGCTAAAGCGTTATTTGAAAAGCTTAAACAGATGAATGATGCTGTGCCAAGAGAAAAATTCCCTAATGTGTTTCCAAAGGTTCGCAGGGATAACAGAAGCGAGCTGTTGTTTACCAATGGCTCAAGAATCAGTTCTGTGACAGCAGGTAATAAAGATATTGGGCGAGGTTCTACTTATACCTATGTTCATCTATCTGAGTTTGCTTTCTACGCTTCACAAGAAACTCAATTGCTGTCAGTTGAACAGTCCCTTGCAAAAGGCGCTGAGAGCCAACTGACGATTGAAACAACCTCAAATGGTACAAGTAACCACTTCTATCGCCTTTACATGCAAGCCCTCAAAGGTAAGTCAAAGTATATTCCTTATTTCATTCCTTTCTATCACAAGCTATACAAAAAACAATTTGCTCATGACTATGATGAAGCTGAGCGTTGGTACAAAGCAACCAATAGTGGCAAGCGCCTTGCGTCAGATGATTTAGAAGATGATGAAGTAGCTCTACATAATACAGGCGCAACTTTAAAGCAACTTATGTGGCGCAGGTGGAAGATTCAAGATATGGAGAATGAACAGCAGTTTATGCAGGAGTATCCTTCCAATCCATTAGAATCCTTTATTAGTACAGGGAAAAGTGTGTTTGATCAAAGTAAGGTATTAACTAGGCTTTCTTATGCTATTGACCCACTTCCTAAAAATGATGTGCTGTCAGAAGCGCCTGAGAGCGTTCGAAAATACATTGGTAAGGGCTTAGACATTTTCGAATTGCCTGAGCGCTCAAAGAAATATTACTTTGGTGTTGATACAGCGAGTGGCTCAGGGAATGACTATTCAACAATCACAGCGTTTGATTCAGAAGGTCAGCAGGTAATGAGCTTCTACCATAATAAAATAGCTGTGTATGAATTTGCTCAGGTCATTTATGACTTGGGTATTTTTTATAACTATGCATTTTTAACGGTGGAGCGTAACAGCTATGGCTTGCCCATCATTGAGCGCCTACGCAAAGAACGTGGCTATCTCAATATGTATAAGATGAAAACCTTTGATGAACGAGGAAAGAAGAAACTTCAAATTGGTTTCGTGACTTCTGAGAAAACAAAGGCAATCATGATTTCAGATATGAAGGAACAGTTTGAGCTTGGTCTTATTAACCTTGAGTGTAAGACCACCTTGCAACAGATGCAGATGTTCATTGAAACAAATGGGCGCTTAGGGAACAAGCGTGGGAATAGTGACTTGCATCATGATGATAGTGTTATTTCAACAGCACTAGCGATTCAAGGCATGAAAACAAATAAATGGTATGTATAGAGATAGTCCTTCCTTAAAGGAAGGGCTATCACTGAATAACAAGAGAATGGAGCTAAGTAAATGGCATTTATGGACGCATATAGAAAAAGAGTTTTAACAATGGAACAGGAGCTTGATAAACGAGCAATAAGAGAACAATCGCTGAAAGAGAAGAAGGAAGCGCTTGAGCTTGATATTAAGTTGCTTAAATCTGAGCTAAAAGCAAAAGAAGAAATGTTAAAAGATATTAATATAGCAATAATCAGAAAAGGAGAGGTTGAGTAATGAACCTAGAAAGATATTTACAAGTAAAGCACAAAGGTAGCTCTCATTGGTTCTTAGGGGAAGTTGACTCTTATGACAACCAAGAGCGATTGCAGGGAGTGCTTGAGAAGAAGAAGTATTTAGATGGTCAGCACAAGATTTTACAGCGTGATTCATTCAAATATAATGGACAGGTCATTGAGCCAAGAAAGATTGTCATTCAGTTGGCAAAGACTATTTTAAACTTCCAAACACAGTACCTATTGAAGAATAGTGTCAATATCATTGGTGCTGAGAAAATGGTGGAGCAGTTCTTGAAGGTCAATAAGCTAGGTCGCTTTGATGACAAGAATGTTATTATCCTTAGCAAGCTGATGAAGTTTGGTCAAGTTGCTGAGTACCTTTTCATTAATGCTAAGGGGCGCATTGATTCAAAGATTATTGACGCTGACGATGGAACACCTGTATTCAACCATCATGGGGAAATGATTGCTTTTATTGAGCATTATGTCTTTGATGGGATTACTTATTACACAGTCTACACAGATAGCAAGGTTGAAGAATGGTCAAATGAGGGTGGCGAATTAAAGCTCGCTGCTCAACACGTTAATTTAAGTGGTTTACCTATCCTTTATAAATCTGACAATGAATTTAGCAACACAGAAGGTCGCTCAGAGCTAGATGATTACATGACAATCTTAGACAACATGGAAGATGTGCTTTCTAAGTATGTTGATTCTATGTACAAGTTTATGAATCCTATTCCTGTTGCAGTTGGTCAGCAACTTAAAGATTCTCTACCTAGTGAAATTGTTGGGGGTGGCTTAAATCTTGATGATGGAGCAGACTTCAAGATGGTAACTAATCAATTGGATTCTAAGTCATTTGAATTGGTCTATAAGACACTTCAACAAGCTCTATTAGATGTAAGCTCGACACCTGCTGTATCAATGAACAAAACTGATGTGAGCAATCTATCAGAGGTTAGTATCAAGCTGTTGTTCTCATTAGCAGACACAAAAGCAGGTCTGAATGAAACATACTTGAAGAAGGGCTTCTATGAACGTTGGGAGAAGGTCTGTGAGCTGTTGAAATACAAAGGTGTTCATATCACAGAAGATGATTTTATGACGCTTGAATTTAACTTCCAATACAATACACCATCTAACCATGCTGAGATTATTGACAACATGAGAAAGCAACATGCAATGGGAGCTTTAAGTGTTGAAACTATCCTTGAGCAGTCACCTTATGTAAATGATATTGCTCTTGAAATGAATCGCATACTTGATGTGAAGCCATTTGAGCATATGAATCAAGGCGATAATGTTGGGTATAGTGATGATACAGAAAAGGTATCGTAAAGGTGGATAATACAAGGATAAAAGATAAGTCTAATGTTTACTGAAATCTTAGGGATTTTGGTTAAGCTTAGGCTTTTTATTTTTGGTGAAAATTAGTGGTTTTTAGGGTGTGGGAGCTTGGAGTGTATATATCCAATTTTTCACGCTTGTTACAACTGTTGTATTGGAGGTGATGAGCAAATGGAGAAAATGAGCTTATTCACTATCCTAGCGCTGTCGGGAACGTCATTATCCTTCCTTATTGGAGGGTGGCATGTATCATTGACTGTTCTTGTAGCGTTTATGATTATTGATATTGTTACAGGTGTCATTATGTCACTTGTGCAAAAGCGTCTATCCTCAAAGATTGCTTTTGTCGGCTTCTTGAAGAAAGCTACTATCATGATTGTAATAGTCTTAGCGAACCTATTAGACGTACTCACAGCGTCAGGTGTTCCTGTCTTTAGGACAATGGCAATTTACTTCTATATTGGTATGGAAGGTTTGTCTATCACTGAGAACCTAGCTAGGATTGGTGTGCCATTGCCTAGAGGTGTGAAGGAACGGCTATTACAGTTAGCGAATGAGGAAAATAATAATAAATAAGCTTCTCGGTTTCGAATGTATGCTTTTGTGAATTAGCATACATAAAGAATGTTGATGTAGAGCCATTCTTATATTGACCCCTATGTGAATGTATGGTATTTTGAAAATAACAACGAAAGCATACATAAGAAAAGAGGTCATAAACATGGCAAATAAGAATCCAAAAGAAGGTACATTAATTGATGTACAACCATTAAAAGATAAGAAAGACATTAATAACTTGATTGAAGCATTAGGCATGACGAAAGAATTTGGTTTACGCAATCAGCTTCTATTCAAACTAGGGATTTCAACAGGTCTTAGATGTGGTGACTTAGTAGCACTAACTGTTGAACAGGTGAAACATAAAACCAATTTCAAAATTAGAGAAGGCAAAACTAAGAAAGAGCGTACAGTGTACCTAAACAATGTAATGGCTGAAATTAGCGAATACATTGACACACTACCACAAGGCACAGTGTACCTATTCCCAAGCCGTAAAGGCGAAGGTCATATTTCAACTACACAAGCTTACCGAATCATTACAAGTGCAGGTGACATGATTGATAGGAATGACATTGGTACTCACACAATGCGCAAGACGTTTGGCTATACCTACTACCAAGCTACGAAAGATGTTGCAACACTGATGGAAATCTTTAATCATTCGAGTCAAAAGACTACGTTACGATACATTGGGATAACCGAGGAATCAATAGAGAATAGCATAAAGAGCATATCGTTCTTCTAAGCCCTGTATTACTAGGGCTTTTTTATATGCAATTAAATAGAAAAAGGTGATAGTATAATGAACAATTTACAAAGATTACAAATGGAAACAAAGGGAATTGAGTTCCAAGAAGCTGAGCTGATGGTGTATCTAGCTGAGAACGCTCTTGATGCTCATGCTGAGTATAATCCACAGTCTATGACAGATAAGAAAGCAATCTATGCTACAGCTCTTAGTATGCTTGAATCAGTAGCTAACAATCCGACAACGATGAAAGCTATTAAGATTGATGATATGACCGTCAGTGAGTTCCATGAGAACCTAATGAAGCGTATTGACCAATTAACTAATAAAGTAAGAAAAATGAAAACTGAAAATAACAATTCTGAGATTTTCATTTTGTATATTTAGGAGTGAAGTAGATGAATTTATTTGATGCTCAGACGCTTACAGAAGCTTTCTCAGGCGTTGTTGAACCATATGTGATGAATGAACTGACAGACACACCAAGCACCGTAAATGGCTTTGTAACCAATGCAATGCTAACGCCTGACAGCACCTTTCATTTCCATTCCTTGAGTGAGTTTAAGCGTGGTGACTATATCAGTATTGATGGCAGTTACTACCTTGTAATGACCGATGTAGTAGCTCAGAGAGGGTTCAAATACAAAGCTTTAGTACAGTATTGCAACTATATCCTAGAGCTGACTAAGACGGTAAAAATCAAAGTGGGTACTGACAATATGGGTAGACCAATCTACAAGACAGAAACAGTTGTAGACCGTCAAGAGCCTGCTGTGGTGAGCTACAAGGAAATGACAGTTGATGAAGATGCCATTGTAACAGCTACTAAGACGCTTGTTATCAATGTACAGGACACTATCAAGAACCGAAAGAGCTTTCAAGTGAATGAAGCTATAGCGCTCTATGGAAGGTCATACAAGGTTATTAATGCTGAAATTGTGAAAGCAGGTCTGATTGAGCTTAAGGTGCAATCTGAAGATGTGTTACTTCCTATATAA